AATAATACCTGCATTAACACCTGCAACAGCTAAATTCATTTGGTCTGTTGGGTCACCTGATAAAAACTCTTTGGTGTCAAATTTAATAACCAAATTTGGGTAACCTTTTAATAAATGCTGTTTTAACTTTTGTTCATAATTGCGAATCATAGGGGACATTGTGGATTTATAAAACTCAGACATCATAGTTTGAGTATTATTATATTTTTGGTCTTGAATACCAATCATTGCAGGTGGAACACCAAATAATCCACAAATACGCTTCATGGTTTGTAGTTTTAATTCTCTTGCATCAGCATCTTGCAATGTCAACATATCAATTGGCTGATATGTCATACCATTATCAAGCAGGATGCCTTGACCGGGTTTGCTCAAATCTTGGTCACGAGAACCTGTCAAAGAGTTCCAAGTTTCTTTGATTCTCTGTGCAATTTCTTTGTATTTAGCATCAGGAATACTTACAGAAGTCGCAAAAATGCCTGATGGTTTAGCACCATTCTGCATAATAAAGTTTGCGTAAAGGTCAATATCTTGGTCTAAACCTACTAGTTCTGTTGCCAAAATACCTTTATTAAAACCACCTGCACCCTGCCAAGATTGTTCCATTGTGTGCATTACTTGGTAGTAATTCAGGTTTTCATCTTTATTAAAACCATAGCTAGGTGTGCTGATGCGATAAGTTGGATACCTTTGCTCACTAATCTGAGCAGTTATCAAAGTGGCATCCAAGTTATACATCTCTTTTGGTGTTTCGTTAGGGTCATCTTGCTTAGTTCTCCACCACAGCGTAAATGTTTCACCTGATAACGATAACCACATTGCAGTCTGATACCAAAACTCATAACTGCTTTGGAAGTTGTTTGGATTTTGTAAAAGAGTTGTTACTTGTCGTGCTTTGTTTTTATCTCTTATGCCTGTTTTATCAGACTTTAAAGCATTAACAAATGTGCCATCTTCTTGCACATACATAACATTCAAAGGCAGTTGTGCCATTGCTCTTGCAATAACACCTACGCAAGCCATAACTGTTGAGTTACGAGCAAGAACAGACATATCAACTGTTCTACCTGCAACAGTTGCACTAGATGTTGTTACATACAACAACTGTGTTGAAATTGTTTGCTTGCCTTTGTTACCTTGATAGATAACATTGTTACCAAGCTGAGTTTGTCCAAATAATGTATTGGATTCGTCAGTTAATTTAGGCTTTTGTTCTTGTGGAATTTCGTATTTTTTCTTGTTGAAAATCTCTAACATTTTCATTTTTTTACTCCATTCCTAACGAATCTTAATTAAAAACTTCTGAATCCAAAACTATTTGATACAAATGGATTATCCAATGAACAATGCATTGCGATAATTAAAGCAATAATACCATCAACCTTGGCAGATTTGTCAGCTTCATTCTTACGAACTTTAATATTTCCATTCACATCTTCGTAAACTTCACAGTTCCCAAGTTGCCATCCTACGAATGGGTTTCCATCATGTTTCACTTGTTTTTGTAATATAAGTTTTTCTACAAACTTAGATGGATTATTTAATACTGCCATTCCCTGCCCAACTTTCTTAACAGGCATACCGGCATCGTGTAATCGTGCAACTAATGATGCGGCATTATAGGCATCGTATCCAACCTCTTTCAGATTAGGATATTTTTGCCATTGCTGTAATATATATTCCGAAACTTCTCTATCATCCATTACATTGCCATCAGTTAGCTTTAATATGCCTGATTGAATGGCAACCTTAAAAATGTCCAAATAATGTTTAGGAATTAACTCTAATGCTTGTTCAGGCAAGAAAAACTTAAATTCAGCATCAAAGTCATTTTCACCATATCGTTTTAATGTGCATACTGCGTTTAAATCTCGTGTTGCCGCCAAATCAAAGCCAATGAATACAGCTTCAGGTTCATCTTCCCTAGGTTTAATTAAGGCTTCCTTATCATCCCAATGCCCTCTATCAATCCACGCTGAATTGGCACTCACATAGATGTTTAAGGTCTTACATAAGAACTCATTAAGAGTTGCAGGTTTATGGCTTGCTTCTTTTGCCCTTTCTGCAATAGCTTCTTCAAAAACAGATATGCCATGCATCGGATTGGCTTTTTGCCATACTTCAGGATTTCTCCAATCATCTTGCATATCTAAGCCATACAGCAAACCAAACCATTTAGGGTTGTCAGTAGCTTCACCATTCAGCATTGATTCAAACATTTGCATATCTTCAAAGAATTTGGTTTCTTTGGTACTGGTCCAGATCTCCGTGAATAGCTGAAATGTTGATGCCTTCACGGTATAGAGTGCGGGCAATATCTTGGCACATGGCTTTGGTGTTGGTGAAAATCAACACCCTTTGTTTCGAATCTAGGTTATGGATGTGGTCTCGCAGACGAGAAAGTTTATCTTGGGCCTCCAACACAATAATTTCTTGTTTGATGTCTTTGTTGGCAATGAGGCAGTCAGG